CCTACGCATCAACAGATGTAATGGTTTATGCAACACTAATTAAATAATTAATAAAAGGTATGGGGTCCTTCCAAAACCCCACCAAAACAATTAGGGGATACGTGAACTTAAATGGCAATAGTAAATAAAAACTTCAAGGTTAAAAATGGCCTTAACGTAGCAGGACCTGCAACATTCGATGCAGCAGTAAATGTAGACAACTTAGTCTTAAATTCAACCCCCCTTGCCTTCGACTCATCAACTGGAAGATTAAAGATCCAGATCGATGGTGCTTGGAAGGAAATTGCCCTCCTAACAGATGCGGCAGAAGATGCAGGCGCTTTAACATTTATGGATATTGGATTGGCCATGGACTATAACGGTCAGCCAATCTATACAGTTTATGCAAACGGAGTAAATACAACAGCCACAAAATTTGCGGATGGTGGAGATTACTCAACAGAAATCTACAGCATGACCTTTGATTCTGGAACAATTAACTAATTGTTTTGGAATTATTGTAGTGCTATAATTACCAAATAAGTCTAAATAAGGGGTGGCAAATATGTCAACAGTAAGAATTCAAGTAAGAAGAGGCACAGCTTCACAGTGGACCTCAGTAAATCCAATTTTGGCAGCAGGAGAAATGGGTGTTGAGTCAGACTCAAACCTATTTAAATTCGGTAACGGGTCTTCTACATGGACTGCCCTTGCATATGCAAACAATTCAGATGTAGCGATTGGTGAAATATCCCAAGACGCAGTAAACCAGGCCCTCGCAGTAGGCGCAGGACTTACAAAGACATATAACGATGGTGCCAATACAATAACCGTCGCAGTAGATGATTCATACTTTAATGAGCTTGCACAGGATGCAGTTAACTCAGCAATTCAGGCTGGAACAGGAATCACAAGAGTATACAACGACTCTAATAACACAATAACATTCTCAGCAGATGAGGCCGTTCTTGCAACAAGAACATATGTTAATAACCTAAACACTACGCTTCAAAATACAGCAGACTCAACGTATTTATTAGCAGCAGACCTCGGAACAGCAGGCGGACCAGCTTCATTAAACTCTTCTGGAAAAGTCCCAGCTAATCAGCTAGATATTACAAATACAGTAAAGACTATTGCTTCAACAACTATAGTTGGAGGAAGAGGATCAAATGTAACACATGATGTTGAAGCTGGAACACTTACGCTATCGGCACCAATTACAGGAACTGGATCAGTTACAATAGCAAATAATGCTGGAGATAACGGAATGACTGTTGGTCTAACACCAATAGTAGACGCAACAACAAAATTAAGAACCCCTCTAGTTGAGACAACCGCAGTAAATACTAGCACTTTAGACGCCGCAACTGGAACAATTGGAGCGCTTACTATTTCTGGAAACTTAACTGTTAACGGAACCTCAACAACAGTAAATTCTACAAACGTTTCAATTGACGATCCAATGCTTTACCTCGGAGACGGAAACCAGTCTAACGTATTAGACCTAGGTGTAGTTGCAGCATTTAATAATGGAACTTACCAGCATGCAGGACTTGTTCGTGATGCATCAGATGCAACATGGAAGCTTTTCTCTGGAGTAACGGCAGAACCAGGAACAACAGTAGATTTTACTACTTATACAAAAGACTCTCTTGAGCTTGGAAATCTGTTCGCAGATGCAGCCGTAATTGGAGATGTAAGCAATGCAGAGCTACAGCGTTTACATGGTGTCACATCTCCCATACAGGCCCAAATTGATGCTAAGTTAGCAACTACAACAGCTGCAACAACTTACGCACCACTTGCCTCACCAACACTTAGCGATGTTACACTAACTGGAACTATTACAGCACCATATCACACATTAAATGGAGCTGTAATTCAAGATGGAACAATTACTAATCAACAGATTAGCGCATCAGCAGCAATTGCACAAAGCAAAATTACTGGACTAACAGAAGCAATTGCAGAGCGAGCAAAGATCGAGGGACCAACATTTACTGGAATGGTAACCCTTCCAGCAACAACATCAATAGGATCAGTAAGCGCTACAGAAATTGGATACCTTGATTCAGCAACATCAAACATTCAAGCACAGATTAATGGAGTAGTTGCAACGGTATCTAGCGATTACACAACTCTTAGTGGTCTTATTACAGCAGAAGCATCAGCACGTAGTGCAGCAATTTCAACAATCAATACTGCAAATGGTACACAGGATGTAGCAATTGCTACTAAGTCACCAATTGAGTCACCAACGTTTACAGGCACTGTAACTGTTCCAACGCTAGCAGTAACAGGATCAGCTTCAGGTATTACAAAGACAATGGTTGGTTTAGCAAATGTTGATAATACAGCAGACGCAGACAAGCCAGTTTCAAGTGCAGCACAGACAGCATTGGATGCTAAATTAGCAGTAGCAACTGCCGCATCAACTTATGCTCCAATTGCTTCACCAACATTTACTGGAACAGTATCTGGCGTAACAAAAGCTCACGTAGGACTTGAAAACGTAGACAATACAGCAGATGCCTCAAAGCCAGTTTCAACAGCACAGGCTACAGCAATTGCAACTGCTAAGTCAGAAGCAATCGCAGATGCAACATCACAAGTAAATGCACTACTAGCAGGAGCCCCAGCAGCACTCAATACACTTGATGAGCTTGCAGCAGCTCTTGGAGATGATGCAAACTTTGCTTCAACAATAACAACAAGCATTTCTGCCAAAGCACCACTTGCAAGCCCAACATTTACAGGAACTGTAACAGTAGGCGCAGCAGGAATTGTATTTTCAGATGGAACCCAGACACGGGCTGGAGTGCCTTCTATAACAACAATAGGCACAGCACGTTCAGCTTCTGAAACATTAGCAGCAGGAGAACAAGATAAGTTTGTACCTGTATCAGGAGCAGTTGTAATAACTCTTCCTGCAACAGGATATTCAACTGGACAATCAATTGATTTCTGGCAACAGACTGGAACTGGTGCATCATTTGCAGCAACTAATGGTGTAGTTGGAACTCCAGGACTAAAGTTCAGAACAACAAATTCAGTTGTAACAGCACTAAAAATTTCAAGCGGATGGTTGGTCTTTGGAGACCTATCAGCGTAATAGGATCAAGGGAGAATATATAAATGTCAAAACAATCAGGTAGAATGAGCCAGTCTTCAAATGACTTCTTGGCTCCATACGCTCCTACGATAGGAACAGCAACAAACCTGGGATCAGGTCGAGCATTTAATAATGGACGTGCAGACGTAACGTTTACACCTGATTCTAGAAATGCTGCAAATTCATTTACAGTAACATCTTCTCCTGGAGGATACACTGGAACAGGAGCGGCGTCACCAGTATCTGTTTTAGGCCTACAGTCAGGAGTTGCATATACATTTACTGTAACTGCAACAAATAGCTACGGAACTTCAGAAGCATCAGCTGCGTCAAATTCAGTTACAGCAACTACAAAGCCAGCAACAATGGCTGCTCCAACTGCAACTGCTCAAACAAATCAAGATTCTGTCACCTGGGCTACAGTTGTTCCAAATAACGGAGGATCTGCAATAACTGGATACGTTCTAACATCTTCGGATGGACCAACATATTCAATAACAGGAACAAGCCACACCGTACCAGAGACAGCAAATACAGCCCAGACATATAGAATTCAGGCAGTAAATGCAAATGGTACTTCAGAGTATTCCCCTAACTCTAATTCAGTTACAACATTGGCACCGTTCTTCCCGCCGTTCTTTCCACCAAGCTTCTTCGCACCACCAAGCTTCTTTGCCCCACCAGGGTTCTTTGCCCCACCAGGGTTCTTTGCCCCACCAGGGTTCTTTGCCCCACCAGGGTTCTTCGCACCACCAAGCTTCTTTGCCCCACCAGGGTTCTTTGCCCCACCAGGGTTCTTTGCCCCACCAGGGTTCTTCGCACCACCAAGCTTCTTCGCACCACCAAGATTCTTTGGATGCATTGATGAAGACACACTAGTTTCAGTACTAGACGGAGATTTTATAATATATGTACCAGCAAAAGATATCAAGATAGGAGATATTGTTGCTGGAGTTAAATGGGATGAACTTACATCTGAAATTGATCAAGACCCATCTGTTTGGTCATCAAAATCAATAACAGAAATGACCGTAGTCCCAACAACAATTACAAACATAGTACCTTCAGTAAAAGACATAACAATGTATTTTAACGGAGACATGTCAAAGAGATTCTCTCTAGAACAAACAGTGCTTGTAAAAAGAAATGACGTCTATATGTTTATTACAACAGGAACAGTAGAAGCAGGAGACGTCATCCTACAAAGAGTTGAAAACCAAGGATTTACTGAAATAAAGGTTGAATCTATAAATACTATTGATGAAACAAGAAATGTCTATCAGCTAGATGCTTCACCAATAGATGCTTTAATTGCAGGAGACATTGTAGTACACAACCTAAAGATGTACTAATGTCTATATACCACCTTCATATACCTAGAACATCTGGAGTATACATAAGGAACAATATGGTCCCAGACCTTATTGCTAAAGATATCCCGCACTTTGCGTCAAATCGAACACGAATTGATGTAGATCACATTAAAGAAAGTAAGTTTGTTATAGGACACTTTGGGAGAATGCCATTGAAATATATGGAGTCTCCCAAAGTTTTCTGTTTACTTAGAGATCCAGTAGAAAGATATGTTAGCTATTTTAAATATAATACTGGGCATATAACATCAAAAGCGGCGGCGGAAAATAATTTAGATCAATGGTTATACAAAGAGCAGTCAGAAATACAAGGTAACCTGCAGTCTAAATTTTTAACTGGTTCAACAGATGTAAATCTTTTTAATAGTTATATAGGAGTAAGCTCAGAATCATATATAGACAATATATGGCACCTAGAAGACTACTCTCTAGACATTGATAAGATTAAAGAATCTATAGCAGGTATTAATATATATACAATGGAAAACTATGATAAGTTTAAGTTTGATTTTAACGAAGAGGTTAAAAAACAATTTGGAATAAATGCGTTTAAGTACTCAGATAAATCCAACCAGTCCCCATCAGTTAAAGTAGAAATTAACGAATCCCATTTAAAAAGAATTAAAGAGTTAAACGAAGTAGATTGTGAGATATACGAATATGTACGAAAGACTGAAAAAAAATAGCGAGTGGTCTATTTTAAAATTAGGCGATTTTAACATAGACAATATAAAAAAAGAAGTATCCTCTTTTGAGGAAGAGTGGTACTCCTATACAAAAAGACAGGAAACTTTTTATACCCACAAAGACACAAAAATGTTCCCGATATGCTTAACGGATGAATCTATCTGGAAACCTGGGGATGCGGTAGAAGTAACCCAGTATAATAAGTTTATTAATGATCAGGCAAACATAGAAATAGATATAATTTTTGAAAAGCTTGCTGCTTATTATTCTGGCAAAATAATAAGATGCGAAGTGGTAAACCTGCCAGCCAATGTAACTATCAGGCCACATGTTGACGGAGGGCCCTTGCTACATTACTCAAGAAGAGTTCATGTACCAATAATTACAAATAAAGATGTTACATTTACAGTAATGGATAATACTATAAATATGGAACAAGGCGGGTGGTATGAAATCAATAACCAGATGAAGCATGCAGCTAGCAATAATAGCACAGTAGACAGAGTCCATTTAATTATTGACATCATGCCAGACGATATGTTACACTATAACAAGACAGGAGCGTAAATGATTGCAGATATAAAACCAAACTGGTCATCAAAAGAAATGCTATTTCCAGGACTATGGGTATACAGAAATGTAATGCCTCAGTCTATAATGGACAGAACAAAAGATTTCATTGAAGCCAATAATGACTCATACAAATGGGCAGACGCAACAGTAGGATATTCTGAAACAAAGTTAGACTACAGAGATTGCCAAGATTTTAAAATTGGAGAAATTAAAAGCCCTAAAAATATACAAGAATTTGCTTTGTCAGAAATATGGGAGTCTGCGTATGCAGCACAGATCCCATCAGTTGAAGATTATTGCGGCAAGTATAATGTTAGAATGAATTACTGGGAAGTTATGAACTTCATTCAATACGGCCCTGGACAACACTTTAAAGAACATGCAGATCATGGTTTCTCATATAGCGCTACAGTCTCATTGGTAGCATATCCAAATGACGATTATCTTGGCGGAGAACTAACTTTTCCAAAGCTAGATATCTCTATTAAACCACAAGCTGGAGATCTTTACATATTCCCTTCCACATACCTATTCTCTCACGTTGCCGAGCCCGTTACAGAAGGAAGAAAGTATTCAATTGTAACTATGCTAGACTACAACGATCATGCACACTGCCAAGAGTTTATGCAAATGAGAGCAGAAAGAGTTGAACGTGAAAAACATAAAGGTATACAAAACTAGAGAGGGATACGCTCAAGTATCCCCATTAAACGCAAAAAGATCTTGGATGGACGATACTTACGAGTTCCACGCATATAAATGTTTTCCAGTAGGGCTAACTAACCAACTAGGTTGGGGGATATCTTTTCCAGAAGACATCACTTTTATCTGGGATGGAATTTGCGACTCCACCCCAGACCATGTTAAAGTTCTTGCTGGTGAAAAATATGCTTATACAAGTAGGGCAAATGCAACAATTAGTTTTAACACTGGATTAATGTTCGTAACAGATAAAGACGAGACGCTTCTCTCAATGCCAGTGCCTAATCAGTTTATAGATGGAGTTGTTCCATTTACAACACTTCTATCTACATCATTTTTTAAGGGAGATCTACCAGTAGCTTGGAGAATAACTAGACCAAATGTAGAAATAACAATAAAAGCCAACACTCCAATAATATCTGTAATACCAATAAATCTGCAAGATTTACAAAATTCAGAAATGGTATTATCTCCAATAACAGAAATTAGCAGGCCAAAGTTTCTTCCAGAATCTTATTCTGCAGCAGTAATGGCTGCAAATGCGGAAGGTAGGTGGACTAATTTTTATAGAGATGCCACAGACCATAAAGGGAATAAACAAGGAGAGCATCAAGTAAAAGCAATTAGATTAAAGGGTGGCTCTGAGTAAATGATTAATGGTAAAATATATATTATAGAGAATGAGGGTTAAAATGAAGGCAGCAAACGAAGACATGAAGCTACACGCTCCAAAATCAATAACTCCTTCTGGATTTTATGGCAATTCTTCTGACAACATAGTAGAGTTAGAAAATTTCTTAACCCCAGAAGAAAGAGAGCGATTGATAACATTTGCTTTGAACAATAAAATATGGGATCACACAGAAACTCACGTAGATGAAGATGGTCTTGTTTTGTATGATGCAAATATATGGAAAGATCGTGTATGCACTTACTTCTCTTTAATGGAGTCAGACCCAACTATACTTGATTTAATTAATAGCATGATTGCAAGACTTAAAATTGAAGTAGATAAATTCTTTGAAGTTGATGCAAAAGAGACTGGCCCAGCGATTGTTAGATGGCCAGTTGGAGCAAGACAAGAGCCACATGCAGATAAAGAATTTCATACTGGTATTGAAAAGGGAAGAGCGAATGATTTTCCCCACTATGACCTAGCAGGCCTATTTTATTTTAATGATGACTATGAGGGTGGAGAATTATACTTCCCACAACATGGAATAGAGTTCAAGCCTAAAGCAGGAGCAGCATATTTTTTCCCAGGCGATATGTATTATACACACGGAGTTAGGCCAGTAAAATCTGGCAATAGATTTACATCTCCATTTTTTTGGACGATTATGAGACACACAGGAGAAAGACAACCATGAGCAATTTAGAGTATGTAGAATTATATCCAAAAGTAGACGTTTACCGAAATGTTTTGTCTGATCCACAAAAGCTTTATGAAACGATGAAAAAGTCTGAACAGACTTCAGAAGGAAAGCATTATTTAAGATCATGGGATCCGTGGGCTCATTTTGGAACATACTCTCAGGTCAAAGATCCTGCAGAGATAAAAGATGTCTCTGAAGATGCAATGTTTGTTGAAGAAAAAGATTTTGCCGATCAAGTACAAAAAGCATACGATTTAGTTTTAAACGACTATATTCAAAGACACAACATAGAGCTTAAGCCAGGATGGCATTTTAGCGGATGCTCTTTTTCTAAATACAGAGACCAAGTAGATGTATTGAACAACAAGATGACAATGCAATATCACACTGATTTTATTATATCTGAAAGAGATATGCCTGGTTCAAAATTTCAGCTAACATGCACAATGTACATAAATGATGACTATCAAGGCGGAGACATTGAATTTTTTGTAGATGGCAATTTAATAAATCATAAGCCACAAGCAGGAGACATCCTTGTATTTCCATCAGACGCACCATATTTTCATGGAGTAAAGACTATTCATGGTGGAGAAAAGTTTTTTGTTAGAAACTTTGTAATGTATCCGTATGATGGACATCCTGACTGGCTTGCAAAACAAAAGCAAATGGGTGCAGCAAACTGGATGAAAAAAGAATTTAAAAGACTAGAGTATGATAATCCAAGAAACATGAAATATCTTCAGGACGGAATTCCTACAGAGTATGATGATCTGACTGGAAATAAAAATGGTCCAAGTGAGGGAATGTAATGAAATTAACAAAGCTAACAGAAGACATTTTTTTGTATGAAGACTATATAACAAAAGAAGAGTGCTCATCAGTCATTGGACTATTAAATAAGCTTGAGCAAAATGAAGAAGGCTACTGGAAAGGAATATCTTTCTATGAGTCATCCTCTGCAAGATATCCATATGACGGAGAGCCAATCTTACAAGAGTTTAATCTTAGCCCAACTTGGTTTACTGATTTAAAAAATCGCTTTAGACAATCGGCTGCGGATGTGGCAAATAAATCATTTGAAGATATGTCGCAAATTAGCTTCCATGTTCAAAGATGGCTTCCAGGAGCATTTGCCCCGAAGCACTCAGACAATAGCGATCACGAAGGAAATATGGGTGCATTTACAAGAAGTAGATACGCTGGGTTCCTTTATTTAAATGACGACTTTGAAGGCGGTACTTTAAAGTTTGATGCAAAGCACGGAGAGATTCCTTTGGAAGTTGTTCCAAAAGCTGGTTCATTTTTAATATTCCATGGTGGCCACAAGAACATGCACGAAGTTACAGTTGTTAAAAAAGCTGCAAGATATACACTTGGATCTTTTTGGGATGATAGAGAAGAATCAGATTATCCAGAAGATGTAAGAGCCGCTTGGGCAGAAGAGCTAGCTGGAGTAAGAGCAATGCAAAAGGGCGAACAAGAAGAATGGAAAGATATCAGAGACAAAGGTCTAAGACTATCCCCAGACGGAGCCATAATCCCTGCATCAGAAGTAGAGGGAAATTAATGAGTAGCAAAGACTTCAACCCAGAAGATATGTACCACATGTTTATATTGAAACAGTTGTCGAGCAGCATTTGGTATTTTAAAAATGTTATTAGCTATCCAAAAGAATTGCTAGAGTTTATCAACGAAGTTGACCTTGATGAAAGAAGTCACCAAACAATAACTCAGTGGAGCCCTTGGATAGCAAGCGATAATCCCGCAGTCGTATATGGTGAAAACAAAAATATAATAACTAATAATGTTAAAAATAAAATTGATAATGGAAGACTTGATCAAAAGATTTTGTATATTAAAAATAGTCTTGAGATGGCATTTGAAATGTGTCTTAATCAGTACTTGGCTAACCATAACTTAGACCCATCAAGATATAGTTTAATGACAAGCGAGATTCCAGTAAGAAGATGGACAGGGCCAGGAATGGGACCTCATTGCGATAACTATGACGGAGATAGCGACCTTGCATTTTCTATGATATCTTATCTAAACTCAGATTATGAGGGTGGGGAAATTGAGTTTCCAAATCACGGCATATCAATAAAGCCAGAAGAAGGAAGCTTGCTTATTTTCCCAAGCAAAGAACCATACCTGCATAAAGTAAATGACGTTATTTCTGGAGATAGGTATACCTCACACCTGTCTGTATATAACAGTAAAGTGGTATAATTAAAAAATGGCAACAACAGGTGTTAATGGATGGCGTTTCCCAAGCTACACGGACTCTCCCGATGTGCCTAGGGACTTGGGCGCTTTAGGAACAGACATAGCTGCATTCATTGCAGCAAACCCTGGGCCACAGGGAGCGACAGGACCAGCAAACGTATTAACTGTTGCTGCTACAAACACTATTAATCCTGGGCAGAGCGCCTCAGTAACTATTAGTGGAACAGCGCCCTCACAATCACTAACATTTAATATTCCAAGAGGAGTAGACGGCGTTCTGGGCGGGCCAGGACCAGCAAACGTGTTAAGCGTTGGAACTGTATCAGCAGGAGCAGCTGGCACACAGCCACAGGTAACCATAACTGGAACCGCTCCTTCTCAAACAATAAACTTTACAATTCCTCGTGGAGACACAGGGCTAACTGGTGCCAAAGGTGATACTGGCGCATCTGGGCCTAAAGGAGATGCGGCAGCAACAATAACAGTGGCCCCAACAGTTACAACTTCAGCCGCTGGCACAAATGCTGTAGTAACAAATTCTGGCACAACTAGCGATGTAGTTTTAAACTTTACGATTCCCCGTGGAGCTGATGGTTTACCAGGTGCAACAGGACCAGCTGGACCAGCTGGAACAAATGCAAACATAGATCCTATTGCTACAAGAATTTCATTAAATTATGCAGCGACAGATATTTCACCAATTGGAGTTAACTCTAACTGGTTTCCTTTAGCTACAAATCAATTTACACTAGGTCTCTTGGGGCCATTAAATGCTGGAGACCAGCGCACAACAAGAGGCTGGAAAAATATATATTTAAATTCTGCAGCCACAGTAATATCTGATGCAAGAACAAAAGAAAACATAATCACGTCAGACCTTGGTTTAGATTTTATAAATAACCTTAATCCTGTTAAGTATAATAAGATAGATGGAAGTAGAACGCATTATGGCTTAATTGCACAAGAAGTTAAATCAGTATTAGATGCTGCTGGAGTAGCAGACTTTGGCGGATGGGTGATATCGGATGTCGCCGACCCAGAGGGTCAACAGGCATTGAGATACGAAGAGTTTATTTCGCCATTAATTAAAGCGGTACAAGAACTCACAGCAAGAGTAAAAACACTAGAAGAGCAGTAGGTCTTGGATGTCATATAAAAGCGTAGTCTTAAATGACCATCCAACATCGTTCTATTTATTAGATGAAGTTAGATCTGGAAGCGTTGGATCATACTCTGGAATAATCTCACAATTTGCAACATACCAGGCTTTAAAAGACAGTGGCCTCACATATTCTGCCCTTAGCGGACTTCCAGTTTATGATTATTCTGGAAATGTTAATGATGGCTATGCGGTAAACACTTCAAACAAAGAGCTAATGCCTTTAATTTCTGGCGGGATAAGAGGGACACAGATACTCTCAGACACAGAAGTTCACTATACACCAAGAGGAATTGCAAACGAATATAACAGCGATGACTCATTTACAATTGAAGCTTGGTGCCTTTTGCCCACACTTGAAAACGATATAACAATAGTTGCAGACACATCAATTAATACAGGACTTTTTTATGAAAATGGAAATATTGTTTTTAGAATTGGTTCTATAGAAGTGCAGCACACAGTTTCGAACACAGAGTCATTGTATGTTGCTGGTGTTTATCAGAATGACTCAATTTCTCTTTATGTAAATGGTTACATAGTAGATTCTGTATCAACAGAAGGATACAGGTTTTCTAACTCAGATATAGATTTTAAAACAGGCTCAGCAGATGGTAAATTTGTAATTGATTGTGTTGGTTTTTATAAATTTAATCTTTCAGATAGCCAAATTAAAAAGCATTACACTGAAGGAATAAAGGAAATCAACTCCTCGCAAATAGTTGATGCAGATGGCGGATACATGTTTAGCATGAACTCTTTCCCGATAAAGCCTAAATTTAAATTTTCCTACCCAGGCTCTAAATCTTGGTCTGATGTTATTGGAAGTGGAATATCTGTGTCTAATGATGGATCATATATTTATTTCCCAAAAACAGAAATATCAGTAGCCGCAACTCATTCATTCACGGACTACTTTATTGTTCCAGACTACTTAGATATATCAACTAGCCAAATACACTGGTCAAATGATGTAAAAGGTATAAAAGTAGAGGTAAAAATAAGCGGAGAAGAATGGGCGGAATGTAAAAATGGAAGCCCAATGCCATACTTTAATAAAAACAGTAATAAAATAGGAACCGTTATATACATTAGGGTTACAATGTCGTCAGACGATACAAGTAAGTATCAGCCTATATTAAAAAATTTAGAAATCATGTTCTATAGCTCAAAAAACTTTTATGGAGATAACTCTGGGTATTATGTATCTTCAAGCTTTGATTATGCTTTGCCTAAGAGCAACAGTAGAATTTTGTCTTATAATAAAAACAATGGATTAAGGATGTATGCTGGCCATGGATTCTCATTAAACAATATACCTCCAGTAAGATCAGTAGAAATGATATTCACACCAGAATCTGGAGAAAATGTTTTAGTCTCGGCATCTTCAAAGATATACGAATGGTCATCCCTAGGAGCAATATCAAAAACAGCAATTGCATCAATATACGTAAATGGTATAAATAGGACATCTTCTACAAATGTATTTGATTTTCTAGCAATAGGCCTACCCCATCATATTGTAATCACCTTTACCTCTGATGCGACAAATCTTAAATTTAATCAAAATCAGTCTGACTCAAAATACGGCATAGGCCATATGTATAACAACCTGGCCATATATGAATCTGCTCTATCAGAGGCCAAAGTATTAAATCATTACCTGCTCTATACTGGAAATATTGTAAATACAGTAAACGACACAAGCATGACCATCCTTGAAGCAACATCTGGGAATAACTTTACCCCCTTCACATTGACTTCTGTAGAGTCTTTGTCAATAAGCCTTTAAATATTGCATTTCTTTGTCACAAATCTGGACTTTGGTCTTATATAATGGTATGATTGTGGTCTATGGATATCTTAAATAAAAATACCAAGATTGTTGAAGAGACAACCCTAGGAATCTATGTGTGGGAAATGCCTGATGGCAGATGGATTGGGGATGATGATGGCAATTTTCTTTCGATCACATCAATCAAAGGCAATAGATACAGAATCGATGCTTTGGCTAGAGAAGTTCGCTCATACGGTATTCATGAGGGCCAGCCTAAATTTCTTTCTGGGAGAAGAAAGATCAATGACGAAGAGCTTGAAGAGCAAGAACAAAGGCTTAGATGGGGACTTCCCCCAGATCCATACGACATAGGAATCTATAAAGACTCCGTATCAAGAGGTGGTAAAGTACAATGACACGCAACATAGAAGTTTTAGAAGACGACAACTCTTCCAATACAATTGACATTTCAAATACATCTGACTGGTTTCATTTTCAAAAAGCAGAAGAGTCAGAAGACCCATTTAAAATAGGCTTAGAGGAAATTAAAAAACTTAGAGGCCTTGGCACAAACTTTAAGCGCAAAATTAATCGTGATTTTTCAAAGGCTTTTGTAGGAGTCGACGGCGCAGGAACACAACAAAACCTTTTGCAGCAAGCAATTAGCGGATATGCTTTATTTGACCTTGTCGAGCCAACTTATAATTTAGAATATCTTTCAAAAATATATGAAGTTTCAACATACAATTACGCAGCAATTAATGCAAAGGTTTCTAATATTGTTGGTCTAGGATATATGTTTACGGAGACATCAAAAGCAAAAGATGCAATGGATGCCATAACCGATCAAAAGCAGGTCGACAGAGCACGTGCAAAAATTGATAGAATTAAAACACAGCTAGATCGCTGGCTTGATGATTGTAACGAAGAGGAGTCGTTTACAGAGACCCTTATAAAGGCCTACACAGACCTTGAGGCGACTGGAAACGGCTACATAGAGATTGGGCGTACAACTGCTGGGGACATAGGCTACATAGGCCACATACCAGCCAAGACAATGCGTGTACGCAGATTACGTGATGGATTTATTCAATTGCTTTATGGCAAGGCGGTTTACTTCCGAAATTTTGGAGACCTTGAAACACCAAGCCCAATTGCTGGTCAAGAAGATCGACCAAATGAAATTATACATTTAAAGAAATACACTCCAATGAATAACTACTACGGAGTCCCAGATATTATTGCAGCACAACAAGCGCTGGCAGGAAACGAATTTGCTGGAAGATACAACTTAGACTACTTTGAAAACAAGGCGGTCCCAAGATATATTATTACAGTAAAAGGAGCAAAGCTTTCACCAGAGTCAGAAAGAAAATTGCTTGAATTTTTCCAGGTTGGACTAAAAGGCAAGAATCACAGATCCCTTTATATCCCACTTCCAGCGGATACTCCAGATTCAAAAACAGAATTTAAGATGGAGCCAATTGAAGCAGGAGAGCAAGAGTCTTCATTTAATATTTATCGTAAGTCTAATAGAGATGAAATTCTTTTGGCTCACCGTGTTCCAATTAGCAAGATAGGTATCCCAGAGGGGATTAACCTAGCAGCTGCCAGAGATGCGGACAAGACATTTAAAGAACAGGTTTGTCGACCTTCACAGGATAGACTTGAAAAGAAATTAAATTATTTAATTGCAGAAAAGACAGATGTCGTACAATTAAAATTCAACGAGCTCAGTCTTACTGATGAAGAGACCCAAAGCCGTATTGATGAAATTTATTTAAGAATGCAGGTAATAACTCCAAACGAAGTTCGTATTAGAAAGAATATGACAACGGTTGACGGCGGGGACGAAATGGTAGATTTAAAGCCACAGCAGGTGGCTGACCAGAAAGCAAAATCCACTGGAAATAAAAAGCGAGATCAACAAAGATCAGCCAATGCCCCAGATAAAAGCGGAGAGGCCAGAAACCCCAAGGGCGATGGTCCAAAAGTCAAATAAGTTTAATCAACTGTTATTTGCGTTATAGTAGATAAACCACTAAAATTAAGCATATGAACATTGAAAAAGGCCATTGGTCTAGTAATGGCGAAAATCTACATTTGTCGATTCCGTTTACTAAGGTCAATCGAGAAAATAGAACTGTATCTGGTTTTGCAACATTAGACAATGTTGACCAGACAGGCGATGTAGTCACAGCAGAGGCAAGCGTAAAAGCTTTTGAAAACTTCAGAGGAAATCTCCGTGAGATGCATCAGTCGAATGCAGTAGGTAAAGTTGTTTCATTCAAACCAGAAACCTACTACGATCAAAAGTCTCAAACTTTTTACAATGGCGTTTATGTAACTTCATACATTTCAAAGGGTGCACAAGATACTTGGGAAAAAGTTCTTGATGGCACTCTTTCTGGTTTTTCAATCGGCGGAAAGATTAAAGAGTCAGACAACGAAGTTAACAAGGCAACAGGAGAAGCAGTTAGATTTATCAAGGATTATGATCTAGTTGAGCTTTCAATTGTTGACTCACCAGCAAACGAGCTATGTAATATTTTGTCAATCGAAAAGGTTAACGGACAAATGATTTACAAAGGCCTTGCTGCAAATGTAGTAACAGAAAATATTTTTTATTGCGAAGACAGCGACTCAGTGTTTATGTCCACAGAAAAAACTTTTGATTCACCTATATCTGGAAAACCAGCTGCGCTAATCGGTTGGGTAGAAAGTTCAGATATCAATAAGTCAAAAGAGATAGATAAGATTCTTGCTTCATTCAAGAAGTCAAGATTACCGTTGCCTGAAACACAATTAGCAAAACAGGCAAACGTAGAAGGAGGTAATAAAATGTCAGATACAAACATTGATAATGTTGAAAAAGCTTTAACAGCAGAAGCAACAATCGAATCAACTGAAGCCGTAGCCGTAGAAGCTCCAGCAGCAGATGAAGCAAATGTCGATCTTTTTGACAAATCATCCGAGGTTGCAGAAGTTGCAACTGAAGAAGCCTCTGCCGACAACGTTGAAAAAGCAGCCGATACAGTAGAAGTTATGGTTGATGAACCTGATTTTGCAAAAATGTTAGGCGATCTAAAAGGCTTTTTCGCAGAGACACTCACAAAAGCTACAGAAGCAAATGCTGCACAAGTTACAGAAATTAAAACATCTGTAGAAGCTTTCAGCAAGAGCGTCGACGATAGAATTTCTGAGTTGGCAGAAAAGCACAGCGCACTTAGTGCTGCTGTGACAGAGATAAAGGGCACCATTGATGGTGTTCAAAAGCAGGTTGATGCCGTAGAAGGCGATACCGCAATTAAGAAGTCCTCTGACCTTGGCGGGTCTGAGGTGTTTACCAAATCCAAATCAAAATGGTCAGGAGCTTTCCTCGGTTCCGTAAATGAAATCTTTAACTAAAATAAGGTAGGTGAAATAAAAATGAGTAATGAATTATTAGAAAAGGCCGCAGCAGCTGGTACAACAGTATCAACTGGGTTCGGTTCTTCAACAGGTGGTTCAGGCGTTCATGTTGCTTCAGAAAATGGCAACGGTGGACTTCTAAACCCAGAACAATCAGCAAGATTCTTGGACTATATGTTCGATGCTACCGTAATTGGTAAGGTTGCACGTACGGTTCGTATGAAATCCGACACAACAGAAATTGATCGCATGTCAGTAGGAGAAAAGCTTGTAAAGCTTGCATCCGAAGGAGAAAACACAGCTGTAAACCAGGGTGTAACATTCTCAAAGATCTCTCTCACAACAAAGAAGCTCCGCATGGACTGGGAACTTTCAACTGAGTCTCTAGAAGACAACATCGAAGGTGCAGATCTTGAAGATCATATTGCACGTATGATGGCAACACAAGCTGGAAATGACATCGAAGATCTTATTCTTAACGGTGACACATCACTTTCAGCCGATGCTCTGTACAAGTCATTTGACGGTGCAGTTAAGAAGGCAAAGACACATGGTCGTGTAGTAGATGCAGCAGGTGCGGGAATTTCCCGTGAGATCTTCAACAAGGCTCTTAAGGCAATGCCACGTAAGTACAAGCAACGTCGTACAGACCTTCGCTTCCTTTCTGGATCAAACTTGATCCAAGATTACTTGTTCTCTAACTCACAGAACATTCAGAACGTTACTCCACAAGATATTGCCTCTGGCATTATCCGTGGTGATGTTCCTGTTCTTGGAGGTCCAGCAGGATATGTAGCTCCATACGCATTTGGTATTCCAATCGTTGAAGTTCCATTGCTTCCTGAGACACAGACAGGTACATACGCAAGCCCATCAGGTTCACACGGAGACGTCCACTTGACATTCCCAAATAACGTAGTTATTGGTATCAAGCGTGATGTAACTGTTTACCGCTTCTTCCAGCCACGCAAGGACACAATCGAGTACACAATGTATACTCGTGTT